TTGAAACCTTCTACACTAAGAACATTCTTCTTAATGAAGGTATGAGAGCATGGATGTCATCTGTTGACCAACCTCACGAGAACTTTGTGTTCCCAGAGGAAGTGTTACCTCGTGGCAATGCGTTGTAAATCATAACAAAATCTGATATAATTAGAGGGTCTTTCGATCCTCTTTTTTTTATGCATATTATTACTGTTATAACTATCGTAGTCATTGCTACTTCAATGATTGTTCTATATGTTTACAACCCACACAGATGACTATTTGGAAAAACTACATTGATGCTTTGTTTGATACCTTCCCTCAGTTAGAGGTAAATGAAGAGTGGGCAAGATGGGAGAACAAAGGTGCTAAACTACTGGCAAATGTTCGTACTGGTGAACACTTTCTAAAGGCAAGAGAGGCACTGATAACAGATCCAAACGCTGACATATATAACACCATACTATATCCTAAGACAGGTGCTAATCTTCCCTGCTTTGGTATGGATCTTATGAAGTTTACTGAAAAGAAAGTTATCATAGTATTTGATTTCCAGCATCCAGTAGAGAATTATCTATTTTCAGTAGACACACTACCAAAGGATGATGGCAAGTATAGGTTCTTTGAGATGGGTAATCATTTCTCTGAGAATATTTTTGTACGATATTGTAAACCTGATGAGGTTGATGATTACTTGTCCGAGTTTAAACAATACCTATCAAAGTATAATGAGATGATAGATGAAACTAAACCTGTTGGTGAAGACACTACATTCTATAGTGACTTTGATAAATACATGACCAAACTTGATCCTGTTAGAGGATATCTAAAGACAAAATTTGGTGCTGATAAATCAGAAACATTCGTAAACGATTTCCTATTCTCTTACAAATGAATCAAGATATTGAAGATCTATATGAAGACATGGAGAGGTTGAATGCTCTCTATGAAGAGTTGATGTGGGATCCTGATGTTAAGTTAGAGATGACTGCTGACTACAAGAACAACAGAATTATTATCGTGCCAAAAGTATGACAATTACTATGCAATCACCTGAGTATATCTTTCCTACAAAGATATTGATCTCAGAAGATAGTTCTTTCGATGAATACAAATATGATATGGTTCGTTGGATGAATGACTATTCATTTAAACATGACTCATTTAATAGGAGTAACTTTGGTGGATACCAAAGTCCAGACGATTTTTATTTGGAAGAATCATTTTCACCTTATTTAAATAGGTTGACCGAGTGGATCACCTCAACATATAAAGAGTATACTCGTGGTAGTAAATTAGAAGATGCGAAACTTAGACTATGTAATATGTGGTTTAATTTTAATCACCAATACTGTTACAATGTAGAGCACACTCATCCTGGTTCTCTATTAGCAGGTGTTATATGGATAAGAATACCAGAGGACTCTCCACCTATTGCGTTCGCAGATCCTCTTTCATTTGCTAGTTCAGAAATTAGTGACGATGCACATCGAGAATTTGATCCTATTGATGGACAGATGGCAATGTTCCCTGCACATATACCTCATAGAGTTGATATAAATGAGAGTGAACAGACTCGTGTATCAATGTCATTTAACTTGGTAAACTATTGATGGAAAAAATAATTAAAGAAGATTTTTTAGACAAGGATTACTATGAACATCTTAAGAGAGAGATGTCTGGACATAATTTTCCTTGGTTATATCAGGCAAATGTTGCTAAGTATGGTGAAGCACATTCAGATCATTTCTATTTTGTGCATAGATTATATGAGAATCATGTGCCAGAAAGTTCTTTCTTTAATGAGATACAACCAGTGTTAGAAGAACTTAAGGTTGGTGCTTTGATTAGAGCAAGAGTATTGATGTATGTTAATCAAGGTAAGCAAATTATACATGAGAGACATACAGACTATCGCTACCCTCACACAGCAGCGTTAATTTATTTTAATAACTGTAATGGTTTTACAGAATTTGATGACGATGAGCGAGTAGGAAATAAAGAAAATAGATTGGTTATGTTTGATGGATCTAAAGAACATAGCAGTTCAACATGCACTGATGATAAGATGAGATTAGTTCTAGCAATTAATTACTTCTGATAAATAACTTTAGATCAGATTGTGTCTAGATAATGCCTACCGCAATTAAGCCAAAACGAAGTACTACCATCGGAGGGATTCCAGGTCTCTCCGATCTCCAAGACGGAGAGATGGCGATTAATATTGTAGACCAAAAAATCTACATTAGAAGTGGTAATAACATTGAGACTGTTGCATCTGCTGCTACTGGTGCTGTTCCAGTTTGGAACTATCAAAATGCATCTGCAGCATTTGTTGTGAACAAACGATATGTTATTGATACTTCTTCCAGTGAACTATACTATTCCATGCCCACTGTGGGTTTGTCGGTTGGAGATAGTATTGAAATTCACGATGCAGCAAACACATGGCACATAAATAATGTTATTATTACTGACGCTGTGAATAAATTTCGAGATGCAATCGGAAATATAGAGGAACCTCCTCTGATTTTGGATGTTCCCTCGATTACTGTTATGTTGTTATGGAACGGAAATTATTGGAGTATTGTTAGTTAACATGGCACTATCACTTAGTAACTCACACTTCCAACCTAAAGATTCTAAAGGATACTATGTGTATGCTTTTAGGAGAGATGCAGATGATATGCTTCACCTCACAAAGGTAAGTACTGCATCAACCACTGAAACCTTTGATCCATTTAGATTAGATGGGACTCAAGTTGAGGGTTTCGGTGACTATCAAGATTATGTGGAAGAAACTACGGAACAAAAATCCAAGAGCAATCATCCACAAGATAAATATCAACAGATTCGCTATGACAGGCGAAACATAAATTATTTCCTAGATTCTGACGGATACTTAGTCCTTCAAGTCAATGGATCACACACCTACTCTGGACCTGTATAAAGAGCACTAACAATGGCAGAATTTAGACTTGGCAGACTGAAGTTTAACTGGCGTGGAGACTGGACAACCAGCACCGCTTATGTTATCGATGACATCGTGAGATTCGGTGCAACTTCCTTTGTCTGTATCGGAAACCATACCTCAGCAGGATTGGCTTCCAACTTTACCAGTGACTCTACTTACTGGCAAACACATACTAGTGGTTTTGACTACAAGGGAGAATGGACTACTACAACAGCATATGTTGTAGATGATGTCGTTCAAGAAGGTGGTAACCTTTATATTTGTACTAGTCAGCATACCTCTACTGGTCTTTCGAGTAACTGGTATAGTAATGACTTCCCTGCAAACTGGGAACTTTATGCAGAGGGTTTAAATTTCAGAGGTAATCTTACAACTAATACTTACTATGGTATTAATGATGTTGTAAGTTTTGGTGTTAGAGAGTATCGTTGTACTACACCATTCCAAGTTGCTTCAGATATACATTCTAAAGCTACTGACCCTGCAGGTGTAGGATCAGATGGGTTCTATCCTCCTGCTCAGAACTTCTCTCAGATGTCAGCAGGTCTTGAGAACGAAGGTCAATATATCGAGACTGCTAGGTATGAGCGTGGTGACATTGTTGAGTTTACAGGAGCAACTTATGTCGCTATTGGTACTAACCCTAGATCTAAACAGCCTAACGAGAACGAAACAGAGTGGAAGTTCCTTAACTTAGGTATTGGTACAGGTGCTAATGAATCATGGGATACAAGTCGTCCATATTCTAAAGGTGAGCTCGTAAGATTTGGTGGTAATACATATCAGGCCGATATTTTAAAAATTGAAGCACACAACAGACCAACAGGTATAGGTAGCACTACTCTTGATGCAGGTATCAATGGTTGGTCACTACTACACCGTGGATTTAGTTGGACAGGTGCTTATACTACATCAACATACTATGAGATAGGTGACATTGCTGAGTTCCAATCTTCAGCATACATTTCAGTTGCTGCTACCAACTATGGTACAACTCCTGGAACAGACTCTACAATATGGCAAGCATTTGCTATTGGAGACAGTGCAGCACTCCTAACAACTAAGGGTGATCTACTTACAAGAAACGGTACAGGTCCAACACGACAGGGTATTGGTACTCAAGGTACATTCTTGAATGTAAGTACGACTGATGAAATTACATGGGAATTTGCTGCCAAAAGAACTAAAGTTTATTATGTTGACTCCCAGAGGGGAGCTAATAATAAGTCTGGAGAATCTCCTGACGCTGCATTCGGAACCATTGCGTTCGCATGTACATCAACTAACCCACAGTTAGATGTTGCCGATGCTATTTACGATAATACTACTGGTATCATTACAGTTTCTACTGTTAAGAACCACGGTCTATTCGTGGGTGGTGAGATCAAACTGGTTGGTCTACACTTCACTTGTGCTTCTGGATTAGGTCCAGGAACAGACTTCCCATCAGGTGCAGAAGGATACTACTTCTCTATCTCTGGTATTAACAGTGACAGACAGTTTGTATCTCGTGTTGGTGCTTCTACGATCCCACACACTTATTCTAGTCCACAACCTGCTGGTTCACTGAACCAAGTTACTAACGCAGCACCAGTTATTCTAAAACTATCTGCTGGTGTGTTCAACGAGGACTTACCTATTGTTCTACCTAAGAACTTCTCTATTGCAGGTGATGTTCTAAGAGGTTCAACAGTTCAACCTAACCCAGGTGTCTCGACTGATGGTGTCACACCGAATGATCGTTCAACGATGTTCTATGTGTCTGACGCTACTACGATTCAGGCGATTACCATGAAGGGTCTGAAAGGATTTGATTACGATGCTAGTGATCCTTTCAATACAGATAAGATGCAACACAAGGTTGGTGTTGGTACTACTGCTTGCGGTGTGTATATACGACTCAATCCTAACGAATCTATCTTAACAAGATCACCATACATTAAAGACTGTACATCATTCTCTGATGTTGCTAAGGATGGTACTGGACATGGTGGTGCAATCGGAATTTATATTGAGGGTGGACAACATCATCTAAACCAAGAGGGTGCTGGATACAAATCAATGGTCTTCGATGCATTTACTAACATCCATTCCGATGGTGTTGGATTCATGCTAGAAGATGACGCTGTTGCTGAAGTTGTTTCATGCTTCACATACTACTGTGCATATGGTTACTATTCTGATGATGGATCTGAGATCAGATCTCTATCAGGTAACAACTCTTACGGTACATATGGTGCAGTTGCTACAGGATTCTCTACTCATGAAGTAGCGAGACCAGGTAAGTTGTTCGGTGATAAGATGGTCACCGTTGTTGGTACTTATGCTGGTAACCTTGGTGTTGGTGCTACTATGCGTGGTACTGTCTCAGGTGCTCGTGCAACACTAGTAAACGATCAGACTTCTGCTGACGCTATCTACTTCAAGTACTTCGCTGGATTTGGTAACACTTCTAGTGAACCTGCTCTTGCTAACGGTGCAGTTGGTGTTGGTACTACAGTCTTCACTCCTGGTGAGTTTGTAGAACTGGATTCTGTTGGTGCTGCTGGTACTGGATACTTCCGAATTGGTAGTGGTGCTAATGCTGTTGCTGGACAAAAAGATATTCTTATTGAGGTTGCTGGACTAACTACATCTCCTACGGTTGGAGACGCAATTGGATTCACAACAGTTGGTATGGGATTCTCCGATACTAACACCTATATTGTTAGATCACAAAGTAATTATGTGGAAGGTACATCGTTAGATGTTAACGAAGCAGTCTACGATCCTTATGTTGGTATCGTTACTGTGTTTACTTCTACAGCACATGGTCTACTCTACGGAGATTACATTAGAGTTAATACTGGATCTCTACTCTTTACTTGTGCTAAGGACGGTAACATTTCGTCTACTGCATATCCTCGTCCTACAGATGCAATTGCTAACAATCCTATCCCTGTTCTTACAGGTACTGGATCAACAACACTTGTATTCAATGTACTAAACACAACAGGTGTGAACCAACAGTCTACTTACACTGGTGCTCATGCCTACATTGGTCAAGAAGGTGGTATAGGTAAGACATCTGTTGGAGCAATCATTGCTGGTGATGGTAGAGCAACTGTTACTATCGCACCTGGAAAAGGATCTTCACCTGATATAGGTAACGATGGACAAGAGTTTGTGATGAGAAGTAAGTTCTCCAAGATCAGACTAACTGGTCATGACTTCCTACTCATAGGTACAGGTAACACAACTAACACTAACTATCCTAATATTAATGAGAACAATGCTTCTCAGGGTAATGAAACCAATATTAGAAACACTGGTAAGATCTTCTTCGTCTCTACTGACCAAGGTGGTAACTTCAGAGTTGGTGAATACTTCTCTGTTAACCAGTTGACTGGTGCTGCTACCTTGGATGCTTCCGCTTTCAACTTGTCTGGTTTGACAGAACTAAGACTGGGTGCTATCGGTGGTCAGATTGGTGAAGCAATTAACGAATTCTCATCTGATGAAGGGATGAGTGGAGACTCTAACCTTGCTGTTCCAACTGAGAAAGCAACCCGTGGATTCCTCACAAGAGGTAAGATGGATGCTACATCTGGTATCTTGGTTCCACCTAGAGGTGCTCAGGCAGGAAGACCTACTGGTTCTGCTCTACTAGAAGGTGGTCTCCGTTATGACACTGATGCTAATGGATTTGAATTCTATAATGGTACAGGATGGTTACCACTAGGTGCTTACGCTAATGTTAATGTAACTGGTAACGGTACTACTCTTAAGAACAAAGAGCAAGCATTCTGTAATACAAATGGTGGTGGATTTACCGTTACCCTACCTGGTTCACCAGTCCAAGGTGATTCAGTTAGATTCTTTGATGTCGCAGACACATTTGATTCTAACAACCTAACGATTGGTAGAAACGGTAACCCAATTATGGGAGACAACGCTGACCTAACAGTATCTACTGAAGGTGCTGCATTTGAACTGGTCTTCTATGATGGCGTACAGGGATGGAGAATCATTACCATCTAATTTCTAACGGGAGTGTATCACTCCCTTTTTGTTATATTTTTTCTAAATACTAATACCACTAGAGTATAAGCAATGGCTAATTATCAAACATATAAGAAGATTCAGGGGGGAGATGCTATCATAGCAAACTCTCTAGGACCAGCACAGGTTTCTGGATTCTCTACTGCAGTCGTCTGCAAAAGATTCTTTAGTAACTGCTGTTACTGGACTCCAGCCAACGGAGGTTGTTGCTGTCTCTTCACTGCACCTGGTAAGGCACTGACAATTCGATTCGAGTTGCAGGGATCTGGTGGTTCAGGTGGTGGAGGAAGATGTTGCCAGTCTAACATGGGAATTCCTGGTGGATCTGGTTCATATGCTGTTAAACAAATATATTCCCACGAAGGAGAATTTACACCTGGCTCTTCACAATATACAATCTGTGCTGGTGGTAGCAACAGATGTAGTTGTTGTGGATGCTGTCATGGTAGAACAGGTTGCGGATTCTGTGGTTGCGTAACTTATGTTCAGGGTAGTGGATTAAATAATTTCTGTGCTAACGGTGGTGCTTGGGGTAGACAGAAGTGTGGTGGTTGGTGCTACAATTGCCTGTATCATGCTCAGTGTAACCAGTGCTATAGTGAGATTCAGTCTTGTGCTTGTGGATATGACTATGCTATTGGTGGAGTTCGCTCTGTGTATCATGCTAACCAGTATTGCCATACTGAGTTTAGACAAATGGCAGCAGGTGCTTCAGGTCCATACGGTGCACCTGCATCATACGGAAGAGACTTCTGTTCTAGAGGACCGATTCGTGGTTGCTGTAATGGTAACTCACTCTATCCAGGCGGTGGTGGATTTAGTCCATCTACTCAAGGTTCTGACTGTTGGGGTGATTGGGGACAAGCAGGAATGGTTGTTGTCACCACTTGGTCTTAATAAATAACAAATGAAGGAGAACACCTGAAAAAATCCAATGGCTAACATAAACAAAACATTCTTATTTCCTGTACCAAGTGCATGGAAGGGACAAGATCAAGACGATGCACAGGTAGGTGTTGACACCTATGTTGGACCCAAAAATCTTTCTGTCATTATGAAGTTAGATGCTAGTGGTAATAAAACTAGCGAAATATTTGAAATATATGATACTGATGGTGATGAGTTTCCAACTCCACCCATCGATACATATATCGTTAACTTAGATGCTGAAGTATATCCAATACATGCTGCTGCTATGTACGGTGGAGTGTCAGCACCTGCAAAGATAGAAGTTGTATGTGGTCCAACAGACGAACCTAATCCTAAGATTCAAGATCCTCATCATTTCCATGAAGTGTATGATATGAGATCATTTACTTATGATCCTACACTTAATAGTGGTGCTGGTGGTTGGTCTACTCCTGTATTTGCTACTGATGCTCCTAGTCCTGATGAAACAGATGACCATAGTTTTGGATGGGATTGGGTGCGAGCAGAGAGAACTGCTAAACTTAACTCTAGTGACACTCGTATTGCAGAAGACATGCCTGAGTCAGTCAAGCAACGCTGGAAAGATTATCGTACAAAATTAAGAAACTTGCCAGCAGATTGGGCAGGTATCGGTACTGCTACACACCTTATTGTTTGGCCAATGGATCCAGATGATCAAGACAACCCAAACTATGTACAGGTTGCAGACTAGACCGAAAACAAAATTGACTTTTTAGTTACCAGGATTCGGGAAAAAAATTCCCGAATTTTTTTTGACCTACAGGATTTCATAAAATGTTTGAACTAAATGATTCATTAGATGTAAAAGTCTTTCAACATAAAGGTAGAAGTGCAGTTATTATTGACAACTTCTATAAAAATCCTGATGAAATAAGAGAGTTAGCACTATCTGAACCTATTAGTGATGATGAGTATTTAGTTAGTGGTTTTCCTGGTTGGAGAGTATTTAAAAAAACTAACATAGGACAATACCTATATGATTTGTTCTTAGATCTTGCAACAGACAACGACATTTGGAATAAAGAACATATTATAGACATAATAACTTTTGATCAGTCATGGGATAGTGCTGGATTTATGGTAAATATTTTGAATGATTCATCATTACTAAAAGATCCACTTGCAATAGTTCCACATCAAGATTCTTATTGTGGTGTAGAAGAACCTGGTCTACCAAACTTCCAATTTGGTGCTAATATATATTTAAATACTCCAGATGAATGTGCAGGAGGAACTGCATGGTATAGTTTTGATGGTGAGATGAGCATACCTAAGAGAGAGATCAGTGGTATTCCTGTGCCACCTAATGCAGATAAGTTATCCAATAGAGAAATTTTTAATCATGTAAAGAAGTATACTCATGGTCCTCGTTGGAAACTTGAACATGAGTTTGAGATGGTGTATAATAGGATGGTAATGTATGAAGCTGATGTTCTACATGGTCAGAGTGTTGACTTGGGTAAGTTTACCGACTATAATCGAATGAATCAAGTACTTTTTATGTGACTATATAACTTATTGATGTTATGACTATGAGATCTAAAGCATTTTTTATTAATGGTGGAGCAGGTAGAGTTATCTGTTCTATTCCTGCACTTGAAAAGTATGCAGAGAACCATGACGATTTTATAATCGTTGCAGAAGGTGGGATGAACTTCTTCAAAGGTCATCCAATTCTACACAAACATGCCTATGATATTTGGCATAAAGGATTGTTTGAAGATAAGATTAAAGATAGAGACTGTGTAACACCAGAACCATATAGAATGTGGCATTACTACAATCAACAGTGTAGTCTTACCCAAGCATATGATATGGAAATTAATGGTTTAGATGAACCAAGAGAATTACCTGCACCTAATCTTAAGATTACAAAGCAAGAAGGTGTTGGAGCATTGCAAACTATAGAACAGATCAAAGGTCAGTGCGGTAAAGATAAATCTATTATTATTCAACCTTTTGGTAGAGGTGTTATGAATACTGATGGATATATTTTTGATCCAACCTCTCGTAGTTTTAATCTATCAGACATTGCTGAGATTATTAATGATCTAAAGAAAGATTATACTGTTATTATTATGAGTGAATTTAAATTTGATTGTGGTGAGAGTAAATACAATCATGCCTTCCCTGAGATTGCTGACATTCGTTTATGGGCAGGTATGATTCAGTGTGCTGATCATTTCTTAGGATGTGATAGTGTTGGTCAACACATTGCTAAGTCAGTTGGTACTACATCAACAGTTGTTGTAGGATCTACTTACCCTGTAAATATTTCTTATCCAAATGATAAAGATTTTGATATCATTGATCTTGGAGAAGGTAGGAGAACATTTTCTCCTCTCAGGTTGACTACAGAAGATGCTCAAGACATGCAGAATGATGAGTGTATGTCTATGACTAAAGATGACATCAATAATGTTATTACTAGTTGTAGAAAGAGACTAGGTAAGTCTAAAACTATTCCTATAGTTGAACAAAAACAAATATCTCAACAAGATTCTTGTTGTGAAGATCCTTCTTGTCCTACGAGTACAGTTACTAAAAAGGGGTTCGGCAAATGACACAGTGGATTGCAGCAATTGCTAGAGGACACAACTCAGGTGTAGCACTATTAAAAAATGGCAAATTAGTATTTGCAATTGAAGAGGAGAGGTTAACTCGTTCTAAGTATGATGGTGGACCTTTAGCATCTATTCTTAAAATTAAAGAGTATACTGACAGGTTAGATTACTTTATAACTGTTCATACTACAAGGTTGGAAGGGCATAAAGACATGAAGTTGGATTATTGTATGAATGATCCTTACTATGGTCTTGCTAGAAAAATAGGATTGATGCCTGATACTAACTCACTAACTTTAGATGAAGTAACGCAAAAACGATGTGGTGCTGAAGTTCCCAATAATTATATTGACATGGGACACATTCATCATAGAGCACATGCTGCTACAGCATTTTATAATTCTGGTTTTGATACAGCAGTGGCAGTCATTGTAGACGGTGCAGGATCATGGTGTAAGTTTGGTAAGAGTGAAAAGGAGGTAGAGGATTATTGGGAGACTGAAACTATATTTGATTGTGCATATCCTCATAAATTTGATACAAAATATAAGCATCTAGGTTCTAAGTTTGCATCATCATTAAATTATTTTAATAACTTTGATAGTGGATTCTGGAATGGATATGGTAAAGAAATAAATTATGAGTCACCTCAGAATGATCACCACGAATTAATTGCTACACATAAATGTGGCATAGTAAAAACTTATGAAGCAGTCACCGAGTACTGTGGATTCCCTGCTATTGAGGCAGGTAAAACTATGGGTTTATCACCTTATGGAGAACCATGTAAATATATTCCACCTCTCTTTAACAAATGTGGAATGTTACCAGTAGATCTAGCAGACAGTAATATTTTTACACCAATGTATCCTAATGGTGCACTACAAAATCTATGGTATGAACCTGAGATCAACGAGGTAGTATCAGAAAAAGAGTATGAAACAGGGGTAGATGATTCTAGGGTTAAAAAAGCATATGATTGTGAAGGTAGAAAAAACTTTGCTTGGAGAGTACAAAATGATACTCAAGAGCAAGTCCTAGCATTGATTAGAAAAGCAGTTAAAGATAGTGGCAATAGAAATGTTGTCTTATCTGGAGGTTATGCATTGAACTGTATGGCTAACTATTGGTATCTTGATCAGTTAAAGGAGGAGGGTATCAATCTTTATGTTGAACCAGTAAGTAATGATGGTGGTACAGCACTAGGTGCTGCCCTATTATGGCATCATCGTATCACAAAGGATGTTAGAATAAGAGAACGCATCACAGATCTATACACTGGACCTGAATACAATTATACAAACGAATACATTACTGACATGGTAGAATCTTATGATGCTGAGGTAAAAGATGCCACTCATGAAGACATTATTAAACTTGTCATAGACAAGAACATTGTTGCACTCTTCCAAGGAAGATCAGAGGCAGGACCAAGAGCACTTGGAAATCGTACTTTATTATATGATCCTCGTGATCCTAATGGTAAAGATCATGTTAACACATTGAAGAAACGAGAGTTCTTTAGACCATTTGCAGGTTCTATTTTAAAAGAGCATGTACATGAGTGGTTTGATCTTCGTGGTATGGATGAGACTCCGTTCATGATGTATGCTGTCAACTGTCAACCAGGTATTGAAGAGAAGATCCCTGCCATTATTCATGTAGATAATACATGTAGAATACAAACAGTAACAGAAGAACAAAATAAAAATTACTATGATATCATTCAAGAATTCTATAAACAGACAGGTTGTCCTATTATCTTCAACACTTCCTTTAATCTGGGTGGAGAACCTCTGGTTGAAACACTAAAAGATGCTATTAAAACTCTTGATTCTAGTGGTCTTGAGTATCTGTATCTACCTGAGTATGGTAAATTAATCACGGTGAAAAATGATTAGTGTAGATCTGAATGAATCAATCTTAGATTTTTCTCAGATTGATATAGATGAAGAGCAAGTTGTAGTCATTGACAATCTTTTCCCAGATTGGTTCATTGAATACGCACATAGAAAAATTATGGACTCTTCTGGATGGAGGTTTGGTCATCTTACTGCTACTAGAAATCCAGATGCAGAGATACCTGCTTTCTCTCAAAAGATATATCCTGATGCACTGTCACCTATTGCAGGTGATACTATGTTTCCCATGATATATCATGCTGTTTGTAGAACAATGTCTAATGTACAGATTGGTGAAATATTAATCAATGGTCAACAGTTTTGGCACAATACAGTGTTCCACCAAGATTGTAAAGATAATGGTATGACCATGCTTTACTATGTCAATCAAGACATTAACGAAAGTTATGGTGGACAGACACATATAAAAGTTGATGATGATGTACTCAAGGTTGCTCCTAAACCTGGTAGGATCTGTTTATTTTTGGGTAAACTGATGCATAAAGGAGAGTCATTTAATAGTGACTACACTGGTCTTAGATCAACCATAGCATATAAGATAGGTAGACATGTCTAAAGTTTTTATTCATGAGAAAAAATGGGTTAAGGTATTTGTCAATGGAACCTTTGATCTACTACATCCTGGTCACATTGCATTACTTGAGTGGGCAAAATCTCTTGGAGATTATCTTGTAGTTGGTATTGATACTGATGATAGAGTGAGAGAGAAGAAAGGACCAAGCAGACCAATATATAATTGGGAAGACAGAGGATTAATGCTCATTGCTTTGTCATCAGTTGATGAGGTAAGTTACTTTGATAGTGATGAATCTCTTGAGTCATTGATAAAGGATGTTAAACCTGATATAATGGTGGTTGGTTCTGATTGGAAAGGTAAGTCCGTCATTGGTAAACATTGGGCTGCCGAATTAAAATTCTACGATAGGATTGAAAAGTATGCAACTACAAAGACAATACAATCTATTATTGATAGGGGATAGCTGCACTGACGAGTGGGTGTATGCTGATTCTGTTGGTCTAAGTCCTGAAGGACCGATTCCTGTCATGAAATATCTGGAGACTAAAAGTGCTGCTGGTATGGCAGGTAATGTTCATGCAAATCTGACATCTCTTGGTATCAATGTAAATTTTCTGACTAATAAAGAAAAGATAACTAAGACAAGGTATGTACATTCCAGATCTAATCAACAGATCATGCGTCTTGATACAGAACCAGAGTGTGAACCATTACATCCTTCTCAGTTAACTATGGCAGCAGTGCATCAACAATATGATGCTATTGTTATATCAGATTATGATAAAGGGTTTGTTACTCTAGAAACTATTGAACATCTTGCTAGTAGGAATCCAAACATTAAAATATTTGTTGATACTAAGAAGAAGAAACTACCTGTAAACTATCCTAATGTAATCTACAAGATTAACGAGAAAGAATTTAGTCTACTAGACCCAGATCATATACCTAAGGGTGAAAATATGATTGTAACTCATGGTTCTAAAGGTGCTTTATGGAATAAAAAAACCTTTCCAATTTCTGCATCTAAAACATTTGATGTAACAGGTGCAGGTGATACATTCTTAGCAGGATTAGTATTCTATTATATGCAACTGGATTCTATGGAGGAAGCAATAAATTTTGCTAATAGATGTGCAGCAATTGCTGTTCAACACACTGGTACATACACTTTAACAATGGAGGATGTAGATGGTATCCTCAAATAATATACTATCTTATAATTGTTCTCATGACGCTGCTGTATGTTATTTAAAAGACGGTAAGATAGAATGGATGGTGGAAGAGGAGAGAGTCAGTAGAAAAAAACATGATTATAGACCCTACCTAGCATTAATTGATAGTGTTAGAAGGATAGATGATATAGATTTGGCATTACATACTACACTACATCATACAGATGATCCTAAACTTGCTGATAATGTATTAAACTTTACATGTGATCTGATACAAAAGATAAAAGAGAAACCTAATTTTATGGACTGTAGTGCTGAACATCACCTACATCATGCAGCACTAGGATTTTATAACTCTGGGTTTGAAGAGGCAGCAGTGTTAGTTGTTGATGGTGCTGGTGCATATGTTGATGGTGGAGGGCATGAAGTAGAAACTATATACAATGCATCATATCCTCATACATTTGATAAGGTACATCAGAGAGCAGTTCCTTGGTACAAGGGATCAACTTTAACTGAATATACTATTGGCATAGGATTTGTATATGCTGGTATCAGTGAGTATCTTGGATTCGGAACTCTTGAGTGTGGAAAACTAATGGGTCTATCATCTTATGGTAAAGATGATCCTAATATCAAATCATTCTTAGTTGATGGTGAGATTGATGAGAGTATGTGGGAGAGAGATCCTTGTGGTGTTAAGTTCAAACCGTATGGTGATCTTGATCCTGCTAACTTAGCATGGAGATGTCAAAAAGATTTTGAAACCTACATGATTACACTGATTAAAAAAGCATTAAAGGTTAGTAACAATATAGTATTGTCAGGAGGTTGTGCATTAAATTGTGTAGCAAACTATGAATACTTGAAACATTTACCTGAAGGTGCTAAACTGTATGTCGAACCTGTTTCTACTGACGCTGGAACTTCTGTTGGTCTAGCGATGTATGGTTGGAGACAACTAACTAAATCAACAGAGATATATCCATTAAAAGATTTGTATTGGGGATTAGAACATGAGATATTGCTTTGATATAGACGGTACTATATGTACACCTGGTACATGCAAGTCATGCCAGTATGAAGGTTCTACTCCTAAGAAAGATAGGATAGAAAAGATTAATAAATTATATGATGAGGGACACTACATTATATACATGACTGCTCGTGCTATGGGTAGGAATAAAGATCTTCCTAATGCAGA